TCGTAGTTCTTGATAATGTGTCTGGTGAAGAATCTGATACTGTGCCTAAACCTACTTCAAACTCATCTGCGGTTTGGTGAACTATAGAGTAGTAAGTAGTATTGGTGTTACCTATACCTGCTACAAAAGTTTCAAATCCTACTTCGGCTCCAGCTAAATTAACTGTACCTGTGCCTGTAGTAGTAGTGGTTTCTTTTACCCTATCGTTAAGGACAAGAGCCATGCTCTCCTCCTACGCTATTCTTATAATAGCCGTACTAGCTGCAGCCGCAGGAAAAACTATTGTAAAGTCTCCAGCAGTTGAAGTTTTATCTCCACCAAAATCTATACTAGCTACTGATTTATTAGAATCAGAACTATTATAAATTAAGCAACCTCTAGCAGTTATTGAAGCAGTACTAAAAGTTAAATCTGCGAAATCTGTAATCGCAGTTGTTCCATCAGCTGACGGAGTAACGTTAGTTAGTGTTCCTCCACCTGCACTATATCCAGTACCTGAAACTTCATTAGTAGTAGCATACGCTGTAGTAGCCGCTCCTAAAGTAGCAGAACTTGTAAAAAGTGCTAATTTGTAAGTATCTCCACTACTGTTAGTAAAATTGTGGTCGCCAGTTAATAATTGAGTTTTAAAACTGGTTGTTAAAGTTGAAGTTATTGCCATGTTAAAGCTCCTTAATAATTTTAGCTAAATCACCGTGACCTTGTTTATTCAACATCTGGGTTACAGTTGTTCTATCACTGGTAATAGCTTGATTCATATAATAAAGTATTGTCTGGTAAATAGCTACCTTAAACGCTTCAGCTTGTTGCCTAACTTCAGGTGTGCTGCTTTCAGAAATACCGCAGATTTTATCGGCACATCTTTGAGCCAAATATTCTGAAGAATGTCCTCTTTCGTTTTCAGTTTTTACTGAAACATTTCCTATATTACTAGTAACTTCTATTTCAAACATTAGATTGGTTTTGAGGAGGTGTTAGTTTTATACTATCGCTTCTAGATTCATCTCTTAAACTTTTAAACTCTCCTAATGCTTTTAGTAGAATTAAAGCTTCTTGAAATTTACTTTCATATAAAGAAATCGTATTCGGGTCTTGTTTCATATAAACAGCCGCTTCTACTAAAGCTCCATATAATAAAGCATTAGGAGCATTATCAGAAAGCCATGTGTTACCGCTATCGCTTCCCGATGTTAAAGAAGCAGGTCTATAATAATAATGTAACTCAAAACTATATCCAGTATTGGGAGTAGGTGCTAAAATAAAACTATCGTTATCAAATAAAGCATAGTAAAGTGGTTCTCCTGTTGTACTAGCATTGGGAGTATAATCTCTTATAAACGAAACGTGTTTAAATAAAAGGTAATTATAATTACTACTAGCGTCTATTAAAGCTAAACTATATGGTGATAAAAAATCGCTAGGAGTAGCCAAATAAGTATTACTAGCCGTAGAAGTACCTGTTACGTTTTTTCTAAAAACTGGAAGTTGCACCGTTTTTAATATTCGTTCTTCAGCAGTTTTTATAAAATTATCTAAGTTATTTACAAAAGAAGTTTCGGAATAATCAGAATAATCTTGTATAGCTGTTTTTAATGTTGCGTAAGTAAAACTCATAACTAAATTATACTCTGATTATGGAGTATTTGCTTGTCCTCCCATACCAGAATGATTTGTACAGTAATAATAAAGTGTTGGAGCTCCTACCGCAACTACTATTTGTGTGTATGCTCCAGAACTTCCAGGAGTACCATTAGTAGTTACACCAGTTGTATATTCACTTCCTCCGCCATGAGTACCATTTGCTGTTGTTGAAAATCTAAATGGGTGTGTAGCATTACTACTGTTAGATTGGTCAAATTTATATGTGTTACCCTCAGATAAAGATAACGTTGGACTTAATACTCCTTCTATATAGAATTTATTACCTGAACCATAAGAATTAGTTCCGTAAGCTACAGTGACAGCATATTCAATAACATTACTAGCTATTGTTGGAGTTCCTAACACACCAGTAGCACTTTGACCAGTAACTGAAACACTTTCAGATATGTCTCCAGTAATTGTTACTGTGCCTAAATTTGAAGTAACGTTTAGACCACTTAAATTCACTGTTAAAGTATTATCTTCTGTATTTACTGTTAGTATTCCTACAGAACTTTTCCCTTGATATCCAGTAAATTTACTTCCTATTAAATCCTCATCGGGATTGACGTTTCCTGGATTATCTGTAAAAACTCTACCTAATTCTGCTTGTGGTAATGACACTTCCCCTCTAGGTTTCCAAAGTGCTTCTGCGTCTACTGTTAAAGGAAATGTATCCTCTTGAGGATTTTTAGGTTCAAAACACTCATTACAAACTCTATTACCGTTCCATTTAGTTTTTGCTGATATATATGGGTATGCAAAACCACAAGTATCGCATATGAATTTTGCATATTTACCAGAAGCGTAAGCCATTAGATATATTGTTGTTTCGGTACTATCCTAACAGAAGACCTATCTTCATCATATTTTAAGGCATTCTGTAAATCTTGTTCGTATTGTTGTTTAATTAAAGGAACTTTTTGTGTGTTCTTTTTTAAACATAAGTAATATGCTAACCCTGAAGCTAAACAAGGCATAAATCTACTTGGTATATCTACATCATTTACAGAAGCACTAGAATCCTCTATTCTTCTCCAAACATAGTAAATGAGTTTGTCTGTTGAGTTCTCGGGTGTTGGATAAACGTGAATTACAGGTGTTTTAATTCTTTCTAACCAAAATTGTGTTGGTCTAGCTTGAGTTGATTTTTGTGGTATTCTTATATATTCGTTTCTATCGATACGTTCTATAACGTTATCTGTTGTGGTTCCGTTTTCAGTTTTAGAAATATAAGCGTCTAAAATATCTATATCGAAACTATTTATAGTATATTCATTAGTTCCTTGAGTTAAATCTTGAGTAACCTTAGAAACTTCCCACATTTGAATACCTCTATTTGACCAATCGGCAAACATAATATTCATTGAACGTCTTGCAGTTACTGCGTCATAAGAGGTACGAACTTCCATCCCTGCAAGTTCGTAAGCCTCTTCAATAGCTGTTGCTACATCTAAACTAAATGTTCTAGTTCCAGAAGTTGCCATATTAACAAACGTATGCTACAAAAAAGTCGCAATTAGCTAATACAACATAAGCTCCTGTACTGAACCTTACTCCATCGTTAGGTAGGTAGTGGTCAAACGATTCATTTGCTGCACTACCAAACTTAAACTCTGCTAATAATTTAGTTCCAGAAGCACCAGTACCGTCGTATATTTTTATACTAGCGTCAGCCGCACTTGATTGTGCCTGAATGGACTGTATTCTTATTGGACCTAAGTTTGTAGCACTACCTGCACCACTACCTATGTATCCTTGAAGTTGTCCTGTGCTGGTCAATGGGACTGTTACTTTTACGTCTGATGAACTCATATTAAGCTCCTAAATTATTATGCGTCAGCAAATGGAGTTACTAAAGTTCCAGAACCTAAAATAATACCTTCTACGGCATATTTAGCAGAAGCTATAGCTGTTACTGTTATAATACTTCCTGCAAGACCACCTTTAGTAGTACCGTTTAAAGTAATAACATCGTTACTCGCTCCAGATATAAAAGTTTTTCCAGTTGCATTATTTACACCTGTGTATAACCCTCCAACGAATTTATCTGTTCCGTCGGTTAATATATCTAAATCAGTAGCTGCTGTGTCTACCACGAAAGTAAAAGTAGCACCTAAATTATTAGTTTGATTTGGGTCGTCATCACGTCCAGGAGCTGTTGCTACGATACTAGGTAATGTAAATTTACCGTCAGCGTCGTTACATAACAAGATTTTACCTGCGTGAGAATCTACTGTTAAAGTTGTGTCAGCTGTTAAACTGACTGCGTTTGCATTTCCTGCGGAAATAAAACCAGCAAGTGACCTTACTGGACCTGAGAATGTTGATTTTGCCATTTTTCCTCCTTAAAGAAAAATAATCTATAGTCTTGGCATGTCTGCTAGGTCAGTCTATAGAATAAAATTATACCTAGATAAAAGAAAGTCTATCTTGTTTTTGAACAAAAAGAAAGGGGGACCGAAGTCCCCCTTCCTATTAATCGTTTAAGATTAAGCTCCTGGTGAGCCGAAGATTCCTCTCCAGTCACTGAAACCAAAACTATAACGTTCTCTAGCTTTATATCTTACATTACCAGTTTCGAAGTCTCCTTCCATGCTGGTTGAAACTGGAGTTCTAACGAAATGTTTCATTCCGTTTGGAACATCAGTTTTAATGAAGAAAGCGTCTGTGTCAGTTAGATAATTATTGACAGTGTAGCCACCAGAAATCATTCCTAGATTTCTAATAGCGTTTATGTCATTATCTGAAGTTCCGACACGACCTTGAGATTCCATTAGTCTGTCTGCTACGAATTGTAGAGCAGGTGGAATTATTAGTCTTACCGCTTGTGCGTTAACCTTCAATCCTCTTTCGTCTTTAAAATCAGCAATGTCAATCAATGCTTGTTCTAAAGAAGTTTCATTAAGGTCCGCTGCTGTTGCAAGTTCATTTCTCAAATCACCTGCGCCAACCGTTGGATGGTCAGTTGCACACAATTCTTTTCCGTCACCACCAACAAAAGAAGAACTAAACGCATTGTTTAATACGTTAGCTGCTTTCACTTGTTTAGTTGTTGACATTGACCTAGCTAAAGCTCTTGTGTATCTAGAAGAAAGAGTATCGTAGAGATTATCTTCGATAGCTTCTTCTGTCAATGCAAAAGCTAATGCTACTGTTTCATGTGTGTAACGACTAGTCCACGCTTCCTGAGCAGTATCATAACTAACAGCTGCACCTTCACCTTTTACGGTTGCTTGACCAAAACCAGAAAGCATAACTTCTTCTTCGAAAGCTCTATCAGAGTTTTCTGTGTCGAAGATAGCTTCGTGTTGATTTTCATATCGGTCATACTCTAATCCGAAGAGAGCATGTAGACCAGGAACTAACTCTTTTACGAGTTGGGCTCTATTTATTGCCATGATGTCCTCCTAATTAGACTGCAAATGTGTTAGTTGGGAAAGTAAAGTAAGCTCTAGCATTAGCTCCTATTGAGTTGCTTGGTGCTAGATTAAACCCTACACATAAAGCTACACCACTTGAAGTAGTTGCTGTTACACCTTCTTTACTTCTACCGTTTAATGTACTACCAGTAGTTGTAGATAAAGTGTATTTACTGCCAATAAAACTTACGGCAGGAGTACCTGCTGTAAATTGAGCTTCATATACAATTCCAGGGTCATTGTATACAAGAGCTTTAGCGTCAGCACTACCTTGAGTAGCTGTGCTTCCTGTCCATACTTTAGAAAACGTAGGGGTACCGTCCGTTGCTGTAAATAATACTCCGTAAAAAACACCTACGGGTGTATCAGTGGCTCCTGCTTGTTGAACATAGCCGCTTGATAAAGTTACCACGTCACCGCTAAAAATAGAAGTGTTATATCCACTAGCTATTCTCATTTCAGCAGGTCTGATAGTACCACCATAGATGTGATATGCGGGAGTAAATCCATTGGGTGCGTCTGTATTTGCCATATTATTACCTCGTTAAGTTAAATACAAATTAATCACTTTCGGAATTGTTCCTACTACCAAATGCGACTTTAGATGACCTTTGGATATCACTATCTTTTAAGGGCATTTTAGGGTCGCTTTCTCGCAAGAAGTTTTGGTCGACACCGCTCATAGCGTCTTTTGCTTGACTATTAAAGTAAGCATTACGCTCGTCTGCAGTTTCGACTGGAACTTTTGCAAGTATTAAACCTCCAACTCCAATTACTCCTTTATTAGCTCCGTTCTCTACAGTAGGTGCTTCGAAATCAGGATAGTCTTCTGCTCTCACAGGTTCATATCCTTCTCTAATACGTTTAGACATATTAGATTTATCATCACTACCTCTTGTAGATT